AGGTCGAGACCTCCTACGCCGCTAAAAAATGACGCGTGCGTTAATTGACGATTCATCTGCTGCGAGCACCAATTTCTGGTCTCTGATCTTTTGCATCTAGTCGCACGACTCGTCCGGTTTCCTGCAGGCGACTTACTGACGCACCATATCCTAGGTCATCAAGCTGGTCAAGGGTCAGGTTGGAAGTCACAATGGTGGACTTCATGTTCTGGTATCGGCTCTCAATGAGTACATAGAGGCGCTCGGTAACCCAGTCAGTCGCCTTCTCTTTCCCGAAATCGTCAAGAACCACCACCGATGCCCTTTCAAGCGCAAAGGACCACAGGTCCTGGGCCTTACTTTCGCTGTATTTAATGCTGTCACGCAGCTGATCCATGAAGATCGGCACGTTGATGAAGCGCATGTTCTGTTCAACCATCGTTTTTGGGTCGCGATAGATCTCCGCACCGGTCTCGGAGAGCCTCTGCAGACCCCATAGCCGTGCAATCTGTCGCATTGCAGCAACGGCAAGGTGTGTTTTGCCTACGCCAGGAGCACCAAGCAGTGCAAATCCACGATCTTTCGGGTTCTGCAGGGCTGCCCACTCAGTTGCGACCTCATATGCCTTCGCCGTTTTGTCAGTTACGGAAAAATTGTCAAACGAGTGCGGCAAATACCTCTCTGGTACGCCAGATTTGGTCAGAATTCCGCTTTCGTACATCGCAGTATCAGGATTCAACGTATTCATCTCTGCTAAACCCCCTTTCTTTCGGCTCAGAACCGCCGAAACTCTTTCTTTTCTTCTCTGCAACCTGCCGCAGATACGAAACTGGGTCACCCTTTGGCTCACTGATCGCCACAAAGCACACCGCGGTCATCATTGCCTTGGCTCCACCTGGATAATTCTTATAAATCGTTGCCAGATGTGCCCTTTGTGCCTTTGTAAGCGGCTCCCCAATTATGGCGGACATAAAATCGCCCATGCGACCCTGCGGGTTCTTCTGAACGATCCACTCGTGCCACTCTGGTAGCGTCTTCCCCGCTACTCCTTGACTGATCGGCTCTCCCGAAGTCCTGGAACCAGTGTCTTGAGCACTTTTCGCTCTGGAAGCATTTGCGGATGACTCTCCCATTCGTTGCAGATCCTCCTATACTCGCATGTAGCGTGCGCAAATGCCGTTGGGTTAGGGTAAACACCCTTTTCCTGAGCATCAAGGAACGCTCTCACCGAGATATACAACTTGTCTATCTCGTCCTGCCCTCGGTGCGTCACTCGACGATCAACAACCGGAGCTTTTGCATGTTTGCTAATAATATTGAACGTGATCTCTGGATTATGACCGAAGTTATCCATTACCGCAAGCGCATAAGCCGTGGCTTGAATATCGCCATGCTCGCGACCCTCTTCCCACCTTCGTGATGCGGTTTTATGCTCAACAACGTCCTTTCCCTCAGTAATCATGTCAACCTGCGCCTTAAGTTTGATCGGAAGTTTGCCAAGTCGGCTGTGTTTGATGTCGGCAAACATCGTTCGCTCAACAGCATGCGCCTTCCAGTCGTCGCCCTCGGTTAGCGCGGCGCGCAACATCTCTTGGCCCATCGCCTGCTGCCCAATAGGGTCTGCGTCCTTCTCCGACATCCAGTCAACCTTCGCAGATTCAATGGCATAGGTTGTTCGGTATGCCTCATACGCCTTGCCAAGATCGCCTTCCTTCTTCGCCCCAGCAACAGGCTCGTACCAATGCTGCAGACCAGAGTGGACGGCAGTGCCGAGGGCAAAGAACGGCGTTGTCTTATCAGTCCAGAGGCTTAGTCGGTACTTGTACCACCATCGCAGCGGACATGCGAGAAACTCTCGCAGTTCACTTACGCTAACGTGCTCTGGATGACGCTCTTCGTAGCGAATCAACTCCATCAGGCAAACTTCGTGCGCTTGTTCTTCCAAGCGCTCTGAAGCAGCCCGCGCTCATTGTCGGTCAAATCAAGACCAGCGATATCCTGCCCAACCCTCTGTAGCTCGGCGGCATCGTTCGCAACATCAATCGCATCAAGCCAGTTGGTGACAATCGGGCTTTCCTTGATTTCAACGTCGCCAAAGATGTCCTTAGCCGCAGCAACGATTGGATCTGCCTTTGGTGCAGTTCCAGCCTTGGCGCGAATCTCGTCACCAGACGCAACCTTCTTGGAGGGAAGACCGGCCATCACAAGTGCTCGACCAGCGGCGCTCGTCTCGGTGTTCTCCAACTCCGAACCACGCGTGTATGGCGTGCTGCCTGGGATATTCATTGACGAGTGACCAACCCCTGCCGGCTTCTCGTCTGGGGTCTCACCGCGGAATGCCTGTGCCTTAACAACAACAAGCTTGTCGCTGATGGAGATAATCTCGGTCTCAATCCGGGCGTTCGGATACGCTTCGTACCACGCCCTGATTCGGTCTGCTACCTCTACGTAGTCTGCCGCGAATGCCTTGCGCTTCTCTGGCGCTGGGCTATTTCCGTAAGCCATCTCTAACTCCTTCCCTTCTTTAACACTGCGCTTTCGCGCAGATAATCCTTAAACAGTTCTTCCTCAGCAATCCCGAGAAAGTCACTGATCTTAGCCCTCATAGGCCTACTCATTTTAACGTGTCCGAATCGCAAGTCCGTTAGGTACTGCGGATGACACTTAAGATATTGTGCCACGACATCGTGCGGAATGCAAGAGTCATCTATGATTTGCCAGATCCTAGAGCAAGTGACGCGTTGCATCTTGCGCCACTGCTTACCCTTTTCGCCGCTTAGCTTAGACACCTACTGTGTTAATGTCGTCTGGGTGACGAACCCACTCTTCGCAGGCGAGGCTGATGCCCCGGTCCACCCAGAGCCGTTCCTCAGAGCCAAGATGCTCGCCAGACTCAATGAGGCTCCCCTCAAGGAGATCGTGAGCATCTGCTACTACTGAAAGAATTACCTTCTCCTTTTCAATAGTGCTTGCTTCGCCCATCTCTGAGGCAATACTATGAACCTCCAGCGCCGCCATGAAGCAACCTCGGCCACGAAGTTCCAATTCAATTTCGCGCGATTCAGTCATTTCTTTACCCTTCCAAGAATCTGGTATACCCGCTGCCTGCTAATCCCAAGTTTCCTTGAGATATCAACCACGGTCATCCCAGAGCTTTTCAGCGACTCAATTTCCTTTGCGCGAGCCTCAAGTGAAGCAAGCGCAGAACTAGATCGGTGTTTGTGGTTGCACCACCAGCACCTAGACGCGTCGGGCGTGACCACCTGCTTACCGCAAAGTACGCAATTAGCCATTGAGCCCTCCGTCATAGTTCATCGGATGATTATGCACCCCTCCCATTGACATGTCAATAGCAGGCATGTTCTATGCTTAACTATAGTGCTTTTTAAGGTATTCGTTGAGCGCTGGGCGCCAAATCCGTGCTTGCTCGGTCTTCATCCTGTGGTGAAGCCCGCAGAGAAGGACTAGGTTCTCTGGGATTGATGGACCGCGCTTCCCCAGCCCCGAGCCGTTGACGTGGTCAAGTTCCATCGTCGGGTGGGTTTGAGGCCCAAACTGGCTGCCGCAGAGACCGGGCATCCCGACCACTGGACCAACGCACCTGACATCCCTGACGTAAACAGCCATGTGGACATCTCTGCTTACAGGGTCCTTATGGCGAATAGATCGCTTCATCATAGAGCGCTTCATATGATTTCCTCCGTCCTGCCCTGCTCCAGCAGGTCCTCCGCCATCAGCACGTCTAGCGAAAGGCGGTCAACTTTTCTAGAGATTGATCTTATCGCTTTTTGCTCGCCAGCGGTGATGTTGGGCTGACGGGAAACGAACTCAAGAGCCCTTGCGACGCTTTTTAGATCCTTTTGCAGAGAGCGCAGGAGTTTCGGCACTATCCTCTGATCCAACATCTTCGCCCCTCCGCTTAGGCTGAGTTTTCATTACCCTGCATGGCATGCAGAAGCATGGCTGCGTATGATAGAGCTTCTCAGCCACCCTTGCGCTCTCTGGCTTCCACTTGGCGCATTACTCGACCAGACCAAGATTGCCCTGGGTCTCCGCCCCACAGAGCCCAAGCGATGCGACCAGCAGATGGGTATCCTGGTTCACCGGGCTTAAAACCCTCACCCTGCTTGTCCACTTCGTGTCGCGCAAGGAATGCTCGCATCTTGCGAACTCTTGCGATGGTCATTTTGTTTCCGATTAGCATGTTGGCCGTGGTTTGACCGGGTCCAATTCCACCGCGACCAAACTGCTTCCTCCACTCAAGTCCCCTTCTGGCCTCTGTCCTGACAGAGGCTGGGACATTCAAGCTGATACCAGAGTAATCAACCGCCTTGTGGAAAGAAGCAACGTCAGACGTGCCGGCAACCTGCTGAACACCGAGGGCGCGGTAGGCATCTCGGGTTTCCGCATCGTTTTCAATAGCCTGAATGATGCTTGTGCCTTCCTTAATTATTTTTGAAACTTTGTACTTCTTGAACTGAAGTCCAGCCCCGGCGGGGAAGTCGCTCAGGTGCACCGAGTCGTTGGGGATGTCGTTTTCTTCAAGCCAGTTTATCGTCTCATCAAGCCTCTTAATGGACCTTGCGCTAACAATAATAATGGCGTGGTCCTCAGACTTCTGGCGAAGGTAGTCTGCTACAACCTCGTTGACCTCTTCGCCTCCATCGCTAGCCGTCAGAGTTTCATCAATATCACAAATGATCGCTGGATTACCAACCGACTTGCTGGCGTCCGATGGGATCTGTGATGGATTAGTCGTCGCCGATGGTTCTGGCTCCATATCTCCGCCGTCGGGAATTGTCGGCTCTTCCGGACCGCTATTTGGCGGGGGCTCGGGGGAGTCATCAACCCGACCAAAGATCACGTTCTCAAGGTACTCCTCGTACCTGTCAGAAGGAACGTACCCTTTTGGCGTCTGGAAAAGGATTTGATCGCCAAGCGGGCCAATGCCATCCTGACCGCGCTCGCGCAGGGCGTCATTGATACGAAGCCACGGAAGGCCGCCAAGAGCCATCTTGTTGTATTCGGCTATTGCCTGCTGGGCTGTCCTTCCGACTTCCGTAAATACGAATCGGAGATCCTTATCG